TCTTCATTCTTATATGGCTTTAAAAAAATTAGCAGATGGTAGTGATGCAGTAGTTACAGCTCATACTCACGTTAAAGAAAGCGGGGCATCAATGCACGGAGTATTAATCTTTAGAAATAAAAATGGTTTAATAACAGGTTTATTAGCATCAAGGGGAACAAGTGAAAAGGTAACTAATGAAGCAACTAAATTCAAAAATGAATTTGGGATGGATGGAAAATCATTTGCTAATATGCGACCAGAAGAATCTGCCCCAAAATCAGGTAAAGAAGGAGGATTTCCAGATTGGGGTGATCTTGATTTACATAAAGATACAAATGTATTTAAAGGTTTAGAATTACGTGATCTTATAAGAATCTTTAGAGAACTTTCTACAGGTAATGTTATAGCTGATAAAATTCGTGCAAGTAAATTAGGAAATATTGCAGGATATTTTGATTTTAAAACTAAAGGAAAAGAAAAAATTGTTTTAAATGAAGAACTGTTTAGTAAAGACCAACCTAATTATAAAAAAAAATTAGAAGATATTTTAATGGTAATGGCACATGAACTAGGTCATGCTTTAGATTATCTTCCACATCAAGATTTAGCTAGGGGTAATATATTAGGTAGATTAGCTTCATTAAAAAAATTTATGGGAAATTGGATTGCTGGTAAATCTGATAGTAAGTTTGCACCTCTTACTAAAAAAGAAAAAGCTGCAATGATGAGAGAAGCTGAAAAAAGAGCTAAAGCAGAAGTAGGAAAAATTGATAAAGATTTAAAAGATTTAGGTTATGAACCTAAAGATATTTTAAAAGTTTTTACAGATAAAGATGCAAGAGAAATATTACCACCTGCTGTTTATGAAGCATATGCAAAAGCAAGTGCTACTTTAAAGAAAGCTATTATAAGAGATGCACTAAAAGGAATTACAAATCCTATTATAAGAGATGCTTTACTTCCTCAAAGTAAAAATGTTCCACGTTTAGTTAAAGCAAAAGCTAAACAAATTTATAAACAAATGTTTGAGAATGAAGTAATAAGACGAGGTTTAGTTGGTTTGGATGAAATAATGATTGAAATGAAGGCGGTTACTCAAAGATATGCTCCTTTTAATGAGAGAAAAGGGCCAGATCATTATTCAGATGCTCAATGGAAATCATTTGTCGAATATAGATATAAACCTGAAGAATTAATGGCAGAATTTATGATGTCATTTTTATTACATCCTAAAGAATTACAAATAATAGCACCAATTTCATTTAGAACTTGGATGGGATATATGGAAAGAAAACCTGAATTATTAAAACTATGGAATGAAATTCAAACTGAATTAAATTTACCAAGAGATACGAGAATAGCTAATTTTATTAAAGAAGATATTACTACATCTATAGAAAATTCTCAAAAGATGATTTTAAAAGCTGAAACAGATAAAACAGCTAATGAGAGATATGATGGATTAAGATTAACAATGGATTATCAGCTTTTTACTCTTATTAATTATTTTAAGAAAATTAATGATGATATAAATTTTTGGTCAGCACCAAAGAGTAAAAAGCGTTTTGAAGTACCCCCTAAAGATAATGTAGAATCTATAAATGAAAGATATATTTATGGTAATACTTTAATAGAACATTCACAAAATAAACTATATAAAATTTTTTGGAAACCTTTATTAGATTCTGGAATTAATAGACACACAATGGGTGTTTATATGCAGAACAGATTGATTATGAATCCAGAAGGAACAAGAGCAAATGTATTAAATCCTAAAGGAACAGAAAGAAATTTAGCTTTTGAAATTGTTACTCATTTAGAAAAAGAACATCCTAATATACGTTTATTAGCTGAAAAGTTTTATGAATATAGAGAAAATGAAATTATACCTTTATTTGAAGAATTAGGTATGGATGCTACAACATTAGAAATTGTTAAGAATAATAGAGAATATGTTAATTTTTCTGTAGAAGAATATGCAAATTGGAGAGGCGATAAATGGGCAATTAACTTTGTTGCTGCAACTAAATATGGAACAGTTAAAGATGTAATTAATCCTTTAGATGCTACGATTGTTAAAGATTGGTCTTTATTAACAATGTTACAAAGACATCAAATGATAAGAGTAAATGTTAAGTTTTTAAAAGATTCTAAAGAAAAAATAGAAAACTTAAATAGAAATAGAGTTAAATGGAATAGAAAAATTGTAGGTTTTAAAATTACCCAACCTATTGTTGAAAGAACATACGAACCTGCTGTGTGGGATTATATGACAAAAAGATGGAAACCTAAAAATGAAAATTTAGACGTTACATCTAGTAAAAAAGGATATGCTCTTGTTGAATATAGAGATTTACAAGGTGAAAAAGCAGCAGCTTATATAGGGATAGAAATTGCTGATGCTATAAATAGTTTACAAGGATCAAGTCAAATGATTAAAATTCATCAAATAGCTTATGGTATGAATTTACCATTTAGAAAAATATTTACTGAAATTAATCCACCATTTTGGGGATATAATGTATTTCGTGATGTATTTAGAACAGTACAAAATTTAGATGGTGCTTCATTATTTGATATAATACATGGAGGGAAAAATTCATTTGTATTAAGATGGGTTGAAAGTTTACCCGATGCTTATAGAACTTTATTTGATCCTGCATCATCAAAAATATCTCCGATGGTAATAGAAATGATACGAAATAGAAATATAATATCGGTGTTTGAGGGATATAGAAACCAAGCTATAGGCCTTGAAAGAGGTGAAGCAAATTGGGTTAATCATACAGATAATTGGGTAAAATCATTTATTTTATTATCAAGAGGTGAAAAATGGAAAACTATGTCAAGGGAGGAAATTGAAACATTTGTTAAAAATGTAGATAAGAAAAAAACAGTAGAATATACACAGGCGGAAAAAGAAATTGACGGTCAAATGCGAGATGTTGCTATAGCAAGTTTTGAAAAAAGATTTCAAGAAGTAAATTGGTTAGGAAAAAATAAAAATTTAAAAACAATAGGTGGTTTAATAGGTGAAAATAGTTGGGTTCAACCATGGTATAAAACGATTGTATCGGCTGAATATATGGCAAGAGTTTTTGAAAGAACTACAAAAATTGCTGCTAAAAAGGATATGTTAAAAAGGAGAGATGAAGGATTACTTGATTGGTCTGATGCTCAAATAGAATATGCAGTAAAAAATTGGGCGGGTTCACCTAACTTTTTAAGAAAAGGAAATGCGGCATGGTTATATAATAATCTTTTATTATTTGGAAATGTATTTAAGGAAGAATATAGAAGTGTAATTGAAGCTAAAAGATGGCATAAACAATATAAAATACCTTTTACAGATAGTTATTGGCATGGGTCTTGGTATGCAAAATTGTTTACATATACTGTTGCACCTAAATTTATTTATATGGCAGCTAAAGCAGGTTTTTTAGGTAGTGCAGCTCATTTATATTTTAATTTAATAGGTAATGATGTTCTTTCACAAAATACAGTTATTCCTTTAGGAGTTATTAATGAAGAAGGTGAATTTGAAATAGGAATGGAAGGTAAGGGTACTATGAAAGCTGTATATCTTCAATTTCCATTAGATGAGTTTCAAAAATTAATTGGTACATTGGCATGGCATGGAATGGAAAATGAATGGGGTCAAGTAAAAGATGATGTTGAAACTAATTTATTCCAAAGTGCTATTAAACATGGAATTGGTGTTTTAGATGACCAGACACCGAGTTTATCACCACTTATTCCTTTAGCGAAAAATGCTTTTTTTGCATTAGGACTTACCGATCAAGCACCTATAGATTATTGGTCAGGACAAAAACTATATCCAGATTATGTTCAACAAGCAGAAGGTGTATTAGGTGCAAAATTAAGACTGAAAGCATTTAGTAAATGGGCTTGGAATAATAGTGGAGGTTTAATGTTTTATAAATTTGACACAAAATATAAAGTTGGAAATTACAATGACCTTATAACTGAATTAGAAGAAAAACTAAATATTCCCATGTTTGGTAAATTAGTAGGTAGATTTATTAAAGTATCAGATCAAGGAGTTAAAGAAATGGTGTGGAATAAAATCAAAGAAAGTAAGGATAAACAAGCCTATTATAAGGTTATAATGGATAATGCTATTAATAAATTAATGACTTCGGATGGTAAGATGGATTTTAGTAAGTTAAATGCAGAAGAAAGACACGCAATGTTAGCTGATACAAGTTGGATTAATAGATATAGTAATGCTATTAAAAAGACTTATGGTACACAATGGCTTCAGATTTTAACAAGTTTATCAGGTAAAGAACTAATGGATGCTATTTTAACTATGACAAAAATACAGTATGATTTTGGGTATAATACTAAATTTTTAAAGGAGAAGTAAAATGTTTAAAAATCAAAAGAATAATGGTATTATAGGGTAAAGATAACTATGACAATTTCTACAACTACGATAAAAAATAGCTATTCGGGTGATGCTAGTACAACAGTTTTTGCTTATACTTTTAAGATAGCAACAACGGCTGATATACAGGTTATTATTCGATCTTCAGCAGGGGTCGAAACTGTTAAAACT